GCATGCATATAATCATCTCCGTCTACATCTCCGTCTCCGTCATGATCTTTTCCTTTCTTTTCGTCAATATAATCTGTATTAACTGATAAGAAATTATTATATTCATCTTCAACAGAATCCATATCCATACCTTGAATATCGTCTTTATGAGTCTTAATAAAGTCCTTAATAGAATCATTACCTGCTCCTTTAGATTTAAGAAAAGCAACAATACCGCCTAAAGTTTCTTTAAGAGTAGGTAATTCTATTACTTCTTCTACCTCATCTTCTTTACCCATTGCTTGTTTGATAGCAGCATCTTTTTTAGCTAAGTATTCTTCTTCTGTCTCTTCTAATCCAGCTTCCATAGTATCACCTGAGTGTACATTGACCATATCAAGTTTATCTAGGATTTGATCTATCATTGAACGTATACCAGTGTTCTTAATAGTAATCCACTGGTTAGTATTATCGTCCCAAACGTATCCGTATTCTGCTCCATACGAATCGATTTCTTCTCCAATTTCTCTTGCTCTTTGTTCTTTATCGTCTGGAAGGACAAGTTTACCTGGCTTTTCTTTATGGGTTGCAGAAACTTCTCCTGTATCAGCATCAATTCCTGTGATATAGCCTTTCATTGCTATATCCTTAGCTTTTTCATCATCATTGTAATGCGTCTGTAGTGCCTTACCTAAATGAGAAGGATAACCATCATAATGGTTGTAAGTAGTAGTTAATCTATCCCCGCTTAAGAATCCAACTAATGCTCTTGTACCTTCTACTAATCTTTCTTTTCTTTCTTTTAACGTAGCTTTTTTCATATCGTTAAAAGTATCTTTTTCGAGAGCTCCTCTTTTTACTTCTACTTCTTTATCATGTTTATTTACTTTAGAAGAGTCACCAGAGATTAGATGGTAGTAGTGTAGAGGGTCTTTTTTAAGATTAGCTACAGCTTTCTTTTTAGCTTTAACTTGATCATCCATTGAGATATTACCGTGGGACATTAATCCCATAACCTCTAATTCTATATCCAATGCTCTTCTTAGAGAATCATCAGAGTATTTAAATGTATCATCTATTTCTTGCTCTTTTTCTTCGAAGAGCATATTTTTATTTTTAAGTATTTGAACCGTAGAGTCATAGGTACCTACAGGACTTATATACATCGGATAGGATTGTCTCATTTGTCTAACGAATTCCGTCTTAGACATCCTACCTTCGTTTACGGCTCTATATTTTTCAGTTACTGTTATTGTTCTCATTCTGTAAATAATCTATAAGTTTCGTACTATAAGGTCTTTTTTTTCTTTTAACGTTTTTATATCCAATATTCTTTAATGCTTTGGTAGCTCTTTTACTTTTACCAAAAGCAAATGGAGTTGCATACTGTGCTCCTGTTCCTGGAGTAAATGTTGCACCTCCTGCATTTGTAACGTTTGCTTCTTCAAGTTCTGTTATAACTTCTCTAACAAGAGAAATAAGTTCAGATCTCTTCATTATAAAGTTTTTAGTTCATTGACTAAATCGTAATACATCATAAGATTTACTAAATGACTATCGGATACTTTATCTTTATTAGTAAGAGGTAAAATATTTTTAGATACCTCAACTAATTTTATTTTTACTACGTCGTCTTTAACTTTACCTGTTAAATTTTTAACTAAATCTTTTATTTTATTTAGCTCCTCATTAACCATAGTGCGTAATTTTTGACTAGAGTTAACTGATGTAATAAACTGTCTTAGTATATTTTTTTGTTCTGGTAGTAAGTTTTTATACTTATCATTAAATTTTTCTAATAAGAATTTAAAAGTTAAAAGTTTAAGATCTTTATCATATTTAGAATACTCTTCAATTAAAGTATCCTTAACATTATCAGGATCCTGTTTGTTAGTAGTTAAATGTTCTAAAATAGAAGATTTAAAATTTACTAAAAGATCAGGATCTATTAAGTTATCATTATTCTGAGCTTCAAGTAAACAGTAAAGAGAAGCTACTGCTTTATAATTACTTACTTGAATACCAAAAAATTCATCTAAGTTATAATGCTTTCTTATCTCAGAAATCAAACCGTATTTTGATTTTTTAAGTACTTTTCTATTTAATTTTCTAGATACCTCAGTTATAGTAGAAATAATAAGTTCAGCCTTGTTTTGAGATATATTAGAATTTTTAAGAATATATTCGTATAATTTAAATTCTTTAACTAAAGTGCTATTACCAGAGAAATATTTTTTAAGTATATCTACAGCTGGAGAGCTTTCTTTAGAGAGGGTATCTGAAGCTATTTGTTTAACGAGTAATTCGTATATAAGCCCAGTATTTCTATATTTTGAATGTTTTATTTTCATCTAGATATATTACTAATAATAAATATGGGTTAATTACCTAAATCCTTTATATTATCTTCATTAAGTAATTCAGTAGTATCTTCTTCTTTGTCGCCGAAAACTATCTGTTTAAGAGATTCTTTATTTTTATGGTAAACTGACTGAGTAAGTAACGATTCATTTACGTTTTCTTCATCTGATGGAAATCCTCCATGCATACCGTCTATACCTAATCTATCTCTTCCACCCATTGGGTCATCATTAGTGCCATATACAGAAGCTTTTTCTTGAGGTCGACCGCCTTCTGGTCCTGGTTCTCCGTATCCTGGAGGAACATTACCAGGTCCTTTTTCAGTAGCTGTAGCTCTTCTACCGTACATTGATGCTAAATCATGAGGTGTACCGTATGATCTCCCTGACTTGGCAGGGTCATTTCCTTCAGCTTCTAATTGACCAAGTCTAAATGTTCTTTTACTATCTTCTCTTACTAAATCTCTCTCTTCATTATATTTATCTTCTGATAGACTAAATATAGTTTCGTAGATATAGTCTGATGAGAACATCTTACTATCTTTCATTTGAGCAGCAAGATCTATCTTTTCTTTTAATAGAGCAACTTTTTCTTGTTCGTATATTACAGAAGGAGTTGTTAATTTAACTTCAAAATTAGTTAAACTTTCACCTGTGAAGCCTTGTGTATATAGGTGTACCAAAGCTATTTTAGTTAATTCAGATTCTAGTATTCTTTGTATTCTTTCTACTGTTCTAGCAAATCTTATATCTTCAGCTGCCAAAGTAGCTTTACCGTTCAAGTCTCCTTCGTACCCGAAATATGCTTTAGGAATCTTAAGAGCAGCAAATAATTTATCTCTTAAATAGTTTATATCGTTAGTACCATCATATTCTAAACCTTTAGTAGTCTCTATTCTAGTAGTAGCATCACCTCCTCTTACTGGAAGGTAGAAATCCTCCATCATATTCTGCATATTAAACTTAAGGTTATATTGACCTGTTTGTTGATCAATATATGGAGTCTTTTTCATAGTGTTGATAGTCTTCTGCATAAACTGCTCTACCTCGTTTGGAGGTATACTACCAACGTTCACAAAGAACATTCTCTTTTCAGGTGCTCTCATTATACGATGAATTAACATCGCATCTTCCATTAAGTTTAATTGCTTGTATATTTTTCTAGCCGGTTCTAAATATGAACGGCCGTAAGGTAGATAATTAGTATCTGATATTAATCTAAAATGTGCTACTTCATAGTTGTCTAACGTAACTACAGTTTTCTTTTGTCTACCAGGAATTTTAGAAGGGTCTTGAGCTGTAGCTAATCCATCCGGGTCTATAACGAATTCAACTTTATTTGGATTTTCTTGATCGTGGCCTTCATGTCTAGAAACATTATAAACAGTATAAGGTAGAACATTGTATACGCCGAATTTCTCTGCTATCTCTAACTTTAAGAAAAAGTCTCCGTACTTACACATGTTCCTAGTCCATGACCATAAATTAAATTCAATATTTAATACGTCATAGAATAAATTATGTAGGACTCTTTGTATATTTTCATCCGATGATTTAATAGTAAGTATATCCCCTGTATCATTTCTAACTGTAGCTTCATCAGAAAGAATATCTAAAGCTGAGGCTAATATGGCATCAGTATCCATAGCTTCATAATCACTGTATAGCTGCAGACGTAAAGTCTGGTAGTTTAAGGTTGGATTATATTGATTACGTGAATTAGGGACATACAGTCTTGAAAATCTGTCAATCAATGAATTAGTTTCATATCTTCCAGATGTTTGTATTTTATTTACATCGGCGACTTTAAGTTCGTTTCCCCCTACATTACGTATAATAACGTCATTCGAAAAAAGTCTTCTTAAACGTCCAAATAAGGATGTATCTGCCATCAGGTTATATTTTTATATAAATAGTATTATTTAAGTAACCAGGTGATATCTTCTTCTCCACCCGGTGTCTTTAAAAGATAAGGATTTTCTTGCATATTACCAACTGTACTTATAATTGCTTGATTACGTTTATTTAAATTGGTAAAAGAAGAAAGTTGAGCTCTAGTCAGGTCCATACCCTGCTGTCTCATTCTTAATGCTGTGTCTCTTACATAAAGTGCTGTTGCACAAGATATAATTAAATCATCGTTATATCTATCTTGAGCTTGAGCTTTACCGTTCTTCCAAACAAATACTCTCATTTCGCTCATTAATCTTTTAGATTGTATAGTAACTGAATGATCTCTTATATACTCTATCATCTTAGCAATAACTAAAGGTCTTGTTTTTGCCGACATTGTAAAGCCAGGAACTAATTTATCTCTTTCAAACTTACTCATATAAGATTCTACAGTCTCCATATTATTTGTAGAACTATAGTACATATTCTTATACTCTCTTTCTAATATTTGTTCTATAGTTGCCCATCCTATATTTGCGTTTTCACAGACTAGCAATGCATCATTATATTCAGATGCTATGCCTACCAATAAATTACCAAATTCTTTAGGGGATATTTTGCCTTTATATTCAGCAACTTGGACAGCATTTTCTATATCAAATATATGGAAAGCGGAGTAATCTGTAGAATCACCACGAGCTACGTCAGCTACTACCATATAAGACTTGCTATAATCTACTCCTTCCCATACCCATAAGTTACTATCAACACCCCTTCTTTCCATTGGATCCTTTTGATATGTTTCTTCGTAGTATGCCATATCTTCTGGTTCGAAAACTGTATCACCAGATGCTAGAAAATCACAATCACATTCTTGACCTGCCATTTTAGGACCTAAATCTGCATCTTGTTGATCTCTCCATTTTTGATCTCTTTCAGGATGTACTGTCCAGGGTAACCTGATAGGTAAGAAGCTATTTTCTCCTGTTTCAGCTTTTTCCCATGTTTGATGGAACCAGTTACCAATACCGTTAGGAGTAGATAGTGCCATACACTGTCCACCGGTTGCTAAGGTTTGTTGTGCTGCAGTAAAGGTTTCGTCTACATTATCTATAAAAGCCGCCTCATCCATCAGTAGTAACGATACCGCTTCCGATCGTGCAGCATCTGGTGATGATGATTTAGCTTGTACTTTTGATCCGTTTTTTAATCTAAGAGATAATTTGTTTTTTTCAACTGATGGTAATCTTAACCATTTTGGTAACTCATCATACATAAAGATTACTTTAGTAACAAGGTTACGAGCTGTAGCCTGAGTTGTGGCTAGAGCTAATACGTTTTTATCTTTATGAAATAACATTAACCATAAACTGTATGCTGCTGCTAAAGTAGATATGCCTAGCTGTCTAGACTTTAAAGTAATAAGGTATTGATTATCTCTGAATAAGTGAAGTACTTTCTCCTGAAAAGGGTAGAGGTTAAATAAGATCCTACCTCTAGTCGGGTGCTGTATATGGCAGTACTTCTTCATGAAGTACGCCGGATCTTTTGCGCACTTGATATACTCTTGTGCGATTATCTTTTTTATATCCTTTGCCATAACTACTTAACTTCTTTAACGTCTAATCCTAATTTGTCAGAATCGTGGTTAGGAGTATTTTTACTCTTGTGAGATACATTAAATCTACCTGCATCAATTACATGATAGCTAGGCTCTAATGTTTTTTTACTGATGTCGTACTTAACATATTTTACTGCAACGAACTGATTAAATAATTCATTAAAGTTTAATTCAGGCTTTTCAGTATTTAAATATTTAACAAAATCTCTTTCTATTGATATCCTATCAACATGCGATTGTACATCGTCTGGTGTTTTTCCTAATTTAGGGAATTGAGGATACTGCTCTTTATAAGCTTTTACTCTATTTTTTAAATCTTGATTTCCAAATTTCTCTATAGCTGCAAACGCTCCTGCATAGACAGAATTATTAGATATAATTTCGGTAAATCTTCTTATATCATTAGGTACATCTCCGTTCTGTTTATCAACTAGTTTGAGTACATCTTCGTATTTTACAGTATTCCCAGATGTTTTAGCTGCTTTTGCACTAACTTGTATTTGATCTTCTCCTTTATAGAGTATATAGTCTAATAACCTATAATTACCTGCAGAAGGAAAAAATACAGAGTCAGCTCCTTTTGCTTGCCCATAAATTATAGCTCCATGAGGTTCACCAAAGTTTTTTCTTACTTCGTTAAAGAACCCGTTTGATAACTCAGCTATTTCTTCTGGGGAAGGAGGATTATCTCCTGTAACAGAGTATGTGAGTGCTTGTTTCTGAAGAGGTGTTAATTGTTCGTTTTTACTAATGCCACCTACTAACTCTTTTTTGAGTGTATCTAGAGATATCTTTTTATCAAGACTTATACCTAACTGTTGAGGTTTTAAATTAAAAAACTCTCCAGCTTTTTCTCCAGTTGGTTTTAAAGTAATGGTTATACCGTCTACTTTAAATTTTCCTTTTGCATTTAGCAGATTAGGTCCGTATTTTCCTGATTGTTCAAAACTGTATAGTAAAGACGGTCTATCTTTAGTATAAATAACTATATGTTTACTTGAAGCGGGGATAATTTGTTCTTTTTCTACTTCAAAATCTGCCATTATTTTTTCCGCAACAGCTTTTGCTTTATCGGTAAGAACATCATATTCTCTTTTATCAAGTTCCGTAACAGTTGGATTAAAACCAAACATAGATTCAAACAAAGCCATATCCTCTTGACTGTTAATGTCAGGATATCCTTTAGTAGTCTTGTAAGACCATTCTAATATTGCTTTGTCTATAAGATTCATTATGCTTCAGGTTCTTCGGCTGGTTCTTCAAAGTCAATTTCTTCACCTCCTAAATCAGCTCCTTCTTCTCCTCCTAGAACGCCTCCTTCATCTCCTTCTCCTTCTTCACCGCCTGTTGCGCCTCCTTCTCCGCCAGGAAAGTCTCCTCCGCCACCGCCACCGCCTCCGGTGTCAGTATCAGCAGGTTCTCCTTCTCCAGCTCCACTCATTGGTCCTTCTTTATATAGGATAGCTAATTTATCTAATGCCTGTTGATAATCACTTATCTTATTTATATAATATCTTTTACCCATTATTTGAGTTTCAAAGCCATCACCTAACCATTTCATAATATACTCTTGACCGTTCTTAAGATTAATTCTAAACTCAGTAGGTCTAGGAGATATCCAATCTATACTATCTACAAACTCTTTAAAGTCTTCAGTCTGTAGTTTAATAATAGCTGCTTTTAGAGTAGGAAACTTAGCTAAGATAGTATCTGTAGCGTCTTCTAATATAGTTTCTTCTGGAGCACTTGTATCTGGTTCTTCTTCTGGTGTTGGTTCTTCTTCATCTTCTGCTTCATCTAGCATAGATTCACTTACATAGCCTCGTTTTTTTACATATGCCATATATTCTGCAAACTTTCTGTCATTTTCTTTTTCGTCAAAATCATCATCGTCATCATCTAACTCTTTATTAATATCTTTGACGATAAAATTACCAATAGCATCTCCATCAGGAAAGCCCATCTTAGCTAGTATAGGATTTTCTTCTTTGACGTAATTTAAATCAACTTGTTCTCCTGCTACATCAACATTAATTTCAAATTCTTTTCCAGATTTAGTATCTACAAGTCTATAAAACATTGTATCAGATATAGATGATTGGTCGTTAGCAAATATTTTTATATTTTTTACTTTACCAACAGTCAGTTCATCTCCTCTTTCTTCTTTTATAAGAGTAGCGTGTTTAACGAACATTTCATGTAGCTCTGCTAAAGATGCTCTATTTCTAATTAAAGAATATTGATCAGGTCTTTCAGTTCTTAAGTATCTTTGTAATTTTCTAAAGTTAGTTCTTATAGGCTCAAATAAATCTCTAGCTGCTTTATCAGTTCTAACATCTTTATCTCTCATTAATGATTTTATATCTTCAACAATATCTTTAAAATCATCATACATTTTTTCAAATGATGCTATAGGAATAACTTTATGAGTTACTTCTCCAGTTTCTTTATTTTCACCATCAAACTTCATATATCGAGACATGTCATTACTGAAGAAATCTTTAGGATGTAGTTTACCGTATCTTTTTTCGATAGCAGCTACAAACTCCTTTGGAAGGTCTTCTAGCTTTTTACGCTCTTGAATAGCAGCATATTCTTCTAAAATAAGTTTTTCTAATTTATGCATTACTTCTTTTTCTTTTTGTAGCCTTTATGCCAATGCTCGTTAGAAGTTTTAACATCTAATTCACTTACTGGTATATCTAATACTGTCTTTCCGTTTTCGAATAAAACATCATAATGAGTAACTACGTATTTATTTCCTTCTTTTACTAATGTGTGTTTTTCTGGAATGGTATTACCTTCACCATATTTTTCGTGGACTACTTTAGCAGCACAATCATGTTTATATCCAGGAGCTGATTCTTTGGATAATTTATCTAAGTATTTAGCTTGATTGCCATGTCCTTTAACAGACTTCTTTAATTGCTTTACAATCTTCTTAACTTGGCTTTTTTCTTTTTTATCAAGTTCAGCTTCTTCAACACCTTTAGTATTGATGAATATATGAGTAATATGATCTATGATTTCTTCTGCTGCTTCTCTAGTAGAGATATCGTCCTCATTAGCCATATTAATTATAATGTCATTAATAGCATCTCCATCTCCTCTACCTTCATCTAATTCTTGACCTTTACCTATATTGGAAGCTTTTTTAATCTTTTCTTGTTCAAGCTTCTTTTTAATATCTGTAAGTTTCTTTAAATGAGGTACTACTGATTTATCTCCTGCTTTATATTTTTTAGCAAGTCTTTTCATAGTATGAATTGTAGTATCATAAAGATCGTCTACATTTCTGCCTTCTTCTATATCATCTCTTCCATCCAACATAGCCTCTAATTTCCTAATAGCCATTTCTAATGCTTCATCTTCTGATATTTCTGCTGTATGAGCTAGATTTCTGATTACTTGTTCTAAGTCTTCAAAAGCTGCTCTTACAAATCTATCACCATCTACTTCATTTACATTTTCATTTTCAGCTTTGAGTTTTAGAAGTTTACTTGCTGAATGTCTTTTGATTTTACCGTTATCTACTAATTCAAAAAACTCTTCAAAATCATGACCGGACTTTTTGTGTAGTGCTTGAAAAGAAGCATGTAAAGACTCTATACTGTATTTTTTAGTATTTGGAAAATCGTCTGCTAAAGAATCTCCATATTCAGTAGATAAGTATTCTCTTTCAAATTCTTCGAGATCACTTTCTTCATTTACTTTATCGGTATAAGCCATATTAGTAGGATCGCCTTCTGAAGGTTTAATTTTAGTAGTCATACCGTCTCCTTCTAAAGCTAATTGATCTATAGCAGGTTGTTTTTCTTCTGAATCTAAATAATGATATGCTTTTTGCATATAGTCTTTAGCTAATATTAACTTAGATTGCCACCAGTTAGGAAAATCTACTTCACCATCGAAGTTATCATACTTTTGTAATTTTTTAACTAACTTAGCTGCATATTGAGCAGTTTCAAACGCTGTTGATTGTAACATATCAGGTTCATCATCTTCATGCCCGACATCCATATCTTCTTTTTTAATCATCTCTTTTTCTTCTGACATTGGAATATTAGTATCTAAAATTTGTACCATATCACCTTCTAAATCATCTAATAGACCTGGATCATAATCTTCTTTTTTAAAGTACATAATTATACCGTCTGGGTCGTCGTTTATTTCATAATCTATATCGTATATATCATTAAAGATAACTTGAGCTTTATTTTGAGATGCAGCATCTTTAGATATTTTAATATAGTACATATTATCAGGAGCTTCTTTAATATTTTCTCTCATTGTAGAAAAATGTTTAATTAGTTCATTTTTTAGTACATCAACGTTAACTAAAGCCTCTCCTGAAGGTTTTACTCCTACATCTACTAATTCTTTATCGAAAGAAAAATCAGTTAGGTGTAACCTATCATCAGTTATATAAAATGAGAATTCATCTGTTGCTATATCTTTTTTATACTCTACATAAATCTCAAAAGAATTAGGTTCTATTCTTTTAGCTTTCATAGTACCTATTTCATCACCTGCTTCTTTTAAAGCTAAAGCTACTGCCTTACCTACTTTTTTGGCAATACTTTTAGTTTCATCTATTGAAAATTTTATATCTTCTTTTATTTCTTGACCTTTTGTTGTATCTATTCCTGTAATATTAGGATCACTTTTTAATCCCATAGCTGTTTTTCTGTCCATTTTAACTACTTTAGTATCGCCAGTCTTATCAGTAACAAACATAGTTTCTTCTGATTCAGCTATCTGTTTTTGTAAAGATTCTCTTAAGAGAGTAAGTTTTATGGTAGTTTCTTCTAAATCTGTGGTGGGTGTAGTTTTATATGCTCCGTTTTTAATTTTTTCTAAAGTAGATTCACATTTAGATAAACGGTCGTTTAGTTCTTTATAGGTCATCTTTAGTTGTTTATGTAGGTATATAGTATAAATAGATTAACTATTCCAAATAACGTTTTTGAACTTTTCCGGAGTTAGTCCGAAATAGTCTGTTCGCCATTTGGTCTGATCGAAAAAATCAAGGTTAATCCATTCATTTTTCTTTTTCCATAATTTATTAGCTATTTCATCCCAATCTTGATTAAGAACAAAGTACTCTAATTCTTGTTTTTTTTCCATTACAGCATCATATTCAAAAGCATCCCATTCATAATGAAATACTTCAAATACAGCATCAGGAGATACATAATCTATCGAAATATCTATACCCCATTTAGGTTTCATCTTTGTAAGCTTATATAGCATTGGATTAACATCCGCAATAGCTTCCAATTGATCATATGCATTAGATTTAAATCCTTTCCTTTCAAATATATCTGAGTGATTAATATGAGCTCCTTCTCTTTTATCCCATACGAACCAATCGTATCTTAGACAATCTTCATGTCTTCTCTCTATAGGTCGGAATCCATTCTTAGATAAAAAGACTTGTTCAGCCTTTGTAAGATGATAACCATTTTGATCAAATAAGTCTACACATGTACTATCTTTTAGTACCTCTATCTCGTCAGAGGGGTCTAAATAGTAACCTTGTTCGTGAAGCTTATTATCAGTTAATGTCATTTCTTACCGCCTTTCATGTTAGCACACCAGTGGTACATTTTTCCTTTTTCACCACCGTATTTTTTAGCTTTAGCTCTGAGTGAAGATACTGAGCCTTTACATGATGCTCCTGATTTTTTAACTCTGCCTGGTCTAGACTTACCTTTCTTTTTACCGTCTTTGTAATTTTCTCCTAATAGCTCTTCTATCATTACTTCTCTAACTAATTGAGCTAATTCATTTTTACTTGAAAGATACGCAGCTATAGCCATCTCTTTTCTTTTCTTTTGAGACTTTCCTTTAAATTGAGGAGCATTAGATTTTTTAAAATCATCTACATAATCTCCAGCGTCTGCTTTCTTTCCTAATGGCATATTATTAAGTTATAGGTCCTCCTCCTACCCAAGCATCACAGGATCTAGCACCTGCACACTTAAACCAGAAGAATTCACAGAACCCTATATTTGATTGTTTTACAATTTTTTCTCCTTGTTCCCCAATAGCCTTAGCTATCTTTTTAAGAGTACTTGGCTTTTGATTAAAAGCCGAACAATTACTACATCTAGAAGTTTTAGCATGCTCTACTGTAGTATCCCACATTTCAGCTTTATCTTCCCAAAACTTTTTAGAGCCTTTTTCGTCTTCAGGATTTAATGGACCGTATCTATACTCCTTTACGGTTACGTTTCTACTCAAAGTATTAAGATCTAAGTCAGTAATAGAGTCCATAGGTTTATTTTTTTTAAACCTCATCTCTTTTTCTTTTCTTAAAGCAGCAGGAGTGTTGTTTAGCCCATAGTCTGAAAGTTTACCTTCTATGACTAATTCTTTAATTACGTCTTTTAGTTTCATTTTTGTCCTTTCCAAATTTCACCTCTTCTACATCTAACTACTGCCCCTGAAGCATAAGCTGATGGCCAGGTATCATATTTACGTTTAGCTATTCTAGTACATCTATCGTCTTTTTCTTCTAGAGTGTTTTTATTTTGCATTTCAGCTATAGTACCTACAGTTAGGTTACGTATATCCTCTTTAGTTACTTTTTTATATCCAGACCCGTAAGGTGCTGCTTTACCATCTTGAGGGTCAGATGTTTCAGTATATTGAGTTACCTTGGGTACTTTAGATCTCATTTTATCTTTAGGGTCACTAAGTCTAGCTCCTCTTTCTTTAGCATCTTTAGACATTCTCCCTTTAACTAAATTACCTGATTTAGTAAAGTAATGTCCTGCTGGAGCTCCTTTTGTTTCTTGCTTTAGTGCATTACCTGCTTTTTTAGCATCTTTATATGCATTAGAGTTTTTATGAGAAGATTTTTTTCCTGCTTTTTTCTTAGCATTAATATTAGCCCAAAGGCCTTCTTTCTTAACTGTTGCTTTTTTTGTATTTTTCACGACTGTCTTTCCTTTACTCCCTGCTTTCTTTTTCTTTGCAGCAGTAGCGGCTCTTTGGCCTTTAGTTAAACTCTGTGCTTTTGCTTTTGGTAAACACCTGTCAGGGTTCTTTTTATTTTTAGAAGTACCGCAAGGTCCTGCTATATTACCAGAAGAAGAGATACGAACCCATTTCTCTTTTTTAAACCAGTCTCTTAAAGACTCTAATGTAATATTTTTTACTTCACTACTGGTCATTATTGTCCTATAGTTTCTGAATGCATCATTAACATTCTTATTACAATTCCTGCCATTATACCAAAAATTATCCATAAAGCTCTGTTAACTCCTGCTTTCCAGCTTTGAAGTTCATTTAACTTACTTAAATTATCAGCATAAAGCTCAGCTCTAGATTCATGGTATATACGACTTTCAGTATTCTTATTAGTATTTACTATGACCCCATCGTCAGGATTAAGTAACGTACGTTTTAAATCTGATACGTCCTCTTTCATTTTTTGAAAATCATTAGCCATCTGCTTTAACTCTCCATTCGGCATGTGAGTTTTAACATGTTTTATTTCTGCTAATACAGATTCAAGTAAATCTTTTTGGGTCATTGCAAATAGTTTATTATAAATATATAATTTATTCTAAACGTTTACGTACTAAGGTAGAATATTCTAAAACTTTTTTAGTAATAGTTTCCTCGTATTGTTTTTTATTATGTTTCCAATCTTCTACGTCACCTTGCTCAGTAACAAATGTATCAACTTCAGATATTTTATCTTTTAACCATAATTCTAAATCATATAAGAAGCCTTCCATATTATTCTGCATCATTTGCTTCTCATACTGTTCAAACAGTCCTGCTTTCCTTAAAGAACTTTCGTATTCAACTGTACAAGGATCAAAACAAAAACCATGAATACGGTACATCTTTTTAGCTAAATGGTGTCTTAAAGGACCCCCGCATTTAGGACAAGTAAGTGGTAATCTTGATGCTGACTTAGCTTTATCTAGCTTAGTTATATTCTGCTTAAGACCATTTTTTATAGTCCAAGTTTTGCCATTTTCTTCCCATATGTCTCCCTCCGTATGGTGTTCAGAAGATTTTCTGTACCCAAGTTGGGTTTTTGTTTTAGCAGTAAAATCTTTTTTAACTAAGTTTCTTACCCTTTCAACGTCTGATTTTTTAAACTCTTTTTTTAGTAAAGATTCACTCATAACCTAACTCTTTTAATTTTTCTAATACATGGTTAACGTTTCCGTCTTTACATCTAATAGCTATACCGCCTTTAGAAGCCCATTCATTTATATTTGATTTTTTATCGTCTATTAATATACTATTTTCATTTGCGTATCTCTGCTTATCTTTTGAATATGCAAAAATAACTTTTGGTTTTGGATTGAGGTTATTTTTAACCCATAAATTCTTACCGAGTCGAGAATTGTTATCTCTAGAAGGAGAAGTAAGTAAATGTGGTCTATAAGGAGAAATAAAATTCCATAACTCTTTACCTTGGGGCATAAAACCCATACCCACCCAAAATCTTACACCTACTTCTACATCTACAAGATTCCAAAAAGCAGGTAAACCTTTTTGCTTCTCATATTCTTGTGGATGCATACCAGTAAAATGTTCAAACCTTCCTTCAAAGTTAGTTAAAACTCCATCCATGTCGCAATAAATTTGATATGGAGGTTTTTCTTTTTGTTCTGGGATAGGGTAAGCTTCCAATAAGTCTACTATACTTGTATTCATAACCTTTGTTTTATTCCTAATGCAGGTAATCTTTTTCTCATTAAGTTTAAAATATTTTCATAATCATCTTTAGGAAGATTTTGATCATCAAAATATTGTTTAACTACGTCTGCAAAAGGACGTTTTTCTTTTTTAGCACGAAAATACATTCCTTGAATATTCGCATCAACTTCTTTTGCTAATTTAAAATAATCTCCTTTAGGTAGTGCTCCAGTTTTTACTAATGCTCTTACTAGTGAATCATCATCCATATATTTACCTGATTTAAGGTTATCAGAATCACTATGGGTGAGATGTTCTATTTCATGTCTAACTATATCTTTTAAAGTAAAAGCTATATCTTTGAATGCATCAGGTACTTCTTTAGGGTTGTACGAGACTATAACTCTTATACTATCATTCTGTTCTCCGGTTTCATCATAATCAGCATCACCATCAACAGCAAAATATTCGACTGAGCCGGTAGGTATAAAATCACCAAAAACATTAAAATCTAAATCATCGGTTTCATAATTTTTATAAAAAGAAGTTTCGCCATTTTTTAAAGACTTAAACAAATCAGAGGATACTTGATTACTTATTTTATCATATCTTCCTTCAGCCATAACCTTTTTTTTATTTTTGTAATTATCTTCCCAGTTTCTGAAAGTAATATTTCCTTTTAAGTACGCTTCTTTTTCTATCTCTAACAGATCATCATCTTCATTTGTATTAGTAGTACCAATATTACCTAATCTACCTTCTAAGTTTTGCATATGATGAATCATCTCGTGTACAAAAGATCTTACTATATCTTTAGGATGTCTACCTTCTACAAATAAAACTATTTCTTTTACATTAGGATCATAGTAAGCAGTTTTGCCAAAAAAGTTTGAGGCATTAGCTTCGTCTCTATTGATCTTTATTTCAGGTAAAGGAGTTACTTTCATACCCTCATCTATCATATACTCTAATACTGAAGCCATATATTTAGTATATTTAGGAACTTCAGATTTTTCAGTAACACTTTTTGAAAACGGAGCTTCAGATGTAAACATTTCCTCAAAAAGATTTTCCATCTTTTCGTTCATTATTTCGGATATGATATTATCTTTAAGCATCTTTAATATAGATAGTAGTTCTTCTCTATTAAGTTGCGAAGGAAAGAAGTCTCTTAATTCATCTAAATTACCACTTAAAGCTGCTTGTCTCAATTGTGAAGCTCTTACATTATTTCCTTTAGCAGCAGGTATAACTAAACCCTGTACATGAGGAGTATTTGTAAAAGTAGTAATTCTTCTTAAATCGATTAAATCTTCTTCACTCCTTATTCCTGTAATAGCATAAAAGTTATCATTAGTATTTGCTTTAGCATAATCTTTAGCAGCAAACATAGGATTCTTTTCACCATCCATAACTTCTATTCCAGGTAAATATTTAGAATATATTTTCCATATAGCTATAGATTCTCCTTTAGTTATTCCATTTCTTTCTCCTCCTCCAGGAAATACTATTACCTTATTAATTTTATCTACTATACTCTTTTTTCCAGAAAGAGAAGATGAACCAGCATCTTTATAATTATCTTTAGTATATACCTGACCATTATGAGTACCGTTAAGTAAACTTTTAACGACTTCGAAATGACCTCTATGAGGTGGTTTAAATGCTCCTGGATATAATGCTATCATATTTATAAATCTTTGGGAAGAGTTTCATCTTCTAAGTCAAATCCGTGATCGTCAACTCCACATACCGAATCAGCAAGTTTTTTAAGTTCTTCTTTTGAATTAATAGTAGTCACACTTTCTACAGTTACGTTTTTACCATCGGTTATAATACTGAAATTTTTATTCCAATTAGTAACCGCTCTTTTACACATACCGTTTTTAGCTACTGAAAAGTGCATAGGATTTTCTACTCCTTCTACAGCATTTAAATAATAAGCAATTTTATTACTATCATACTCTTGTTTAAATTTTATATCTTCATTATCCACAGCTGCCTGTTCAGGATCATCGTCAAAAACATAATCCATTATCTCTAATCCTTCTTTAATTTTTACTTTATGTAAATAATAAGGAAAAGGTATTTTAGATTCCATATAAAATATTCCTATAGCTCTATCTAAAGCTTGTGCTATAGTACCTACGTGAAAAGTTGGATCACCAGAAAAACTACTCTTTCTATCCGACACATGGTAACTAATTTCAGGTAACACTTTAGAAGGTGCTTTTATTCCCGTTTTTTCAAGTAATATTTTAGATAGTTTTATCATAAAAACGCTTGTACTTTTTGATCTATTTCAGCAGGAGATGAATGTTGTAGTAATTCTTGAAACGTAGGATTAAATACCATATCAGCAATACTATCTAATACTGCGTCATTATCTCTATCAGTATTAACTTTTTTATCTCTATACTTTTTAACTACATCTCTTAACTTATCTTCTCCAGGTCCAGTACCTATCTTTTGATAAGTTTTTAAGAAAGCTGTTTTAAGAGCTTTATCTTCTGATCTATTATCTTTATTCCAATCTACGTTTACTACAGCTTTGTTAAATTCTTGCTCTTCTTCTTGAGACATTACTACTGGTTTGAAGAAAGAGCTTTTACCTGCTCCTGTTTTTTCATTATAAGCTTTTAAGTAATCTTTTATTCCTGTAGTACCGTTTTTAGCTGCAGTATTAAATGCTTCTATTTCTTTTTTAAATTCTCCTCCTCTATCATTTACAAAAATAGAAAGATTACCTTTAAGTTTCTTTTTAAAGTCTCCTATCTTTTGATAAGCGTTTCTCCAAGTTAAAAAAACTGAAGAAGCAGGTATGTTTCTACCTCTTTGAAAGTTAGATATATAAGATATCATAGGATGAGTATACACCATAACCATATATACGTCATAACCGCCTTTAAGAAGCTTGTTTAAGTTTTCATCAAACTTAGCCCCTGATGCTGTAGTATCCCAAACTAGGCTAATTTTATCTTCTGCTGCTGCTAGTACGTCCTTCTCTACTTGACGACTGGCTGCCCCTAGATTGTTGAAGTACGGATGATCCTTGTCCTCTACGTATTTGTCTGGGTTGAATTGTGTTAGGCTGTCGAGGTTGAGTTTGTTGAGAAGGTACGACTTGCCTGATCCCGCTCCTCCTGCCATTATTACGGCTTTGGGTCGGTTGGTTTGTTCTGCCAATATTATATCTGATAGTTTCATTACTTTTTAATCTTGGTTGTGTTCTTCCTCTAGGGCTGTTAACTCTAATTCTAGTTTTTGGTTTAACCGACGGTTTATAAGGTATGTTATTATAAATAGGGCGGCGGACGTTCCAATTAAAGTAAGGCCACTGCCAACTGCTGTATCTAAAGTTCCAGTAGTTATTGTAGTTCCAACCGTACCAGTTATAGTTGTAATCCAAGAAATAGGATCTGTTGAAATCATAGGATCTATTAAAGTATTGACTACTGTAAGGGACTTGTATTGTATCTCCTGATTTATTAACTGCAAGTACGTGTTCAATATCATAACCTTTATTTTTTGTTATCAGAGTGTAACTCCCACAACTATATAAAGATAAGAAAATAAATACATATATCAAACTTTTTTTCATACTTTTACTGTAGTTGGGTAACTATTATAAATAGGTTCAGTATTTGGGTTTTCTAATTCGTATAATTTATAAATAAGTTTAAACAGTTCGAAATTTTTTTCAATCTCATCTATCTGTAGCAGCTTCCATCCTTTACCTTGTATAACTTTTTTCTGTTTTGACGGCCCTCTTGATTGTGCTTTTAGCCAAAGTATAGCAGTTCTATCAATCTTTATATCTCTACTCTCCTCCAGTCCTTTTGCGTAAGAGGCTAGTTGTAGATCATATGACTTATGTATACTGTTAGACGTTTTAATATCTATTAGCCACACTTCTCCGTTCATCTTACATACTATATCAGCTGTACCTGCAAACTTATGTTCGTCAGACCATACAAATTGTTCTGAAGATATAAGCTCTGGTTTGTAAGTTTTCCAAAAATCAGCAAACTTAAGTATCATCTCCCAAACTATCTGGGAGTATTTAGCTCTACCGTAATCATCCATCCAACTAACTTCTTTTCCTTCTACTAAGTCTTCAGCTGCTTCATGTACCTGAGTGCCTTCCTTACCTGCTTTACGCATAATAAGATCGGCGTTATGCCCAACGTCCTTCATCCATGTTTCGAAGAACTTATTCTTGGGCATGTATTGGAGTATTGTAGTTACGGACGGGTAATATACTCCTTCGCCTCTCTTATAGACTCTGCGGTCTAAAAAATTAATTTGCTTTAAATCGGGGTTAAAGTCTAATCTTTTCTTCTCGTTTTGTTCGAGAATATTCATACCTTGTTTAATCATAGGTCTAGTTTGTGCAGCATTATACCTGAAATGTCAAGTTTCTGAGCTGATTGAATATGTTCGGTAAAAGGTTTAAAGCCCATTTCGGATGGGTCTTTATCGGGTAAGTCAACTAAGAATACTCTTTTACCTTGGTTAAGAAATTTTTCTCCTATCTCTAACGCTCTATTTTTTGCGTCAGTATCTAGTGCAATATAGATATCTTTTACTTTACTTGTAATAATTTTTTTATATAGTGAGGTTGATATACTTTTACCTAATAGAGGGATAGCGTTTCGTTTGATAGCCATTGCATCAAAAACACCTTCACATAAGATAATTGGTTGATTCCAGTTTATTAGATTTTCAAAGAATATTATGTCTTTGCTTGTTTCTGGATTTTTGTACTTAAAATAGTTGCCATCATAAGATCGTGCAACAAAGAAGTTGAGTGTATTGGATTCAGAATAACTTGGGATAATAACTCGTCCTCCATAGTCTCCAGATGTGCAGTATCCAATGCTATATTTAATAAAATCATTATCGGAAAGTCCTCTTGCATATAA